AAGCACAAAACAAAATTCATATATTACGGGCATTCTAGCTACTGAATCAAAAACACTGGATGATACCGAAAACAATAGAAGAAATGCGGAATTAGCAGCAAATAAAAACAAATAAGATGCCACACACAGATTATAACAGATATTCAATACTAAAAAATGGGAATGGTACTACTGAATTAATGCCATTTATTATACTACCAATTAATAGCAGTGATAAATATGAATATTGGGGGCAATTTAGTAGATACGATAAGTACGCAAATAAATATTATGGAAATCCCTTCTTTGATTTTCTGATAACATATGCAAATCCACAATATGTATCAGAATTCGATATTGCTCAGGGAGATTTAATTAGAATACCATTTCCGCTTTCTAAAGCAAAAGGTGATTACGAAGAACAATTGGCTGCGTATCGTAACAAATAAACCTTGCATATTAGGAAAAAAAGAACTACGTTTGCACCGATTTAAAATCTTTTGCATGAAAAATAGCATCGTTGTGGTATTTTCTTCGCACCTATCCGAAGAAGAAAACAGTGAATTTATTAAAGAAATAGGTGGTGGCATTGGTGTTAAACATAAGATAGTGTGTTACCAAAACCATAATGAATACTCGTTATCTGAGATATATAATAAAGCATTAAGAGAACACGCTGACCCAAATTCAATTTTTCTTATGTGCCATAATGACATAATAATAAAAACTAAGGACTGGGGGAAAGTGTTATTGCGACACTTTAATGGCTCTGATTTTGGTATACTTGGTGTTGCAGGTAGTACTTTCGTTCCTGAGAGCGGAATATGGTGGGAAGATAGGAGTAAAATGTACGGAACTGTTGAGCATTGTAATGAAATAGATGTTTGGGCTAGTGAATTTTCTTCAGAAATTCGAGGAATTAAAGATGTTGCAATTATTGATGGTGTGTTTATTGCTATTGACCCGGAAAAAATAGTTTGCGGATTTAATGAAAATTTTGGTAAATTTCATTTTTACGATTTAAGTTTTGCTTTAGATAATTACTATGAAAATGTTAATATTGGTGTTATTGGAAACATTAGAATTTTACATAAATCAATAGGTCAGGTCAACGAGAGCTGGGAAGAGAATCGGGTTAAATTCACCGAGAGCTATTGCCTTCCAATACGTCATGTTTCTGAAAATAAATTACGTGTATTAATATGCTGCCAATTTTTTAAGAATTATACTGGTTCTGAGGTATCAAACTATGAACTATCTAAAGAACTTATGAAACTCGGATGTGATGTAAGTATAGTTTCGGTAGTTGTTGGTGAGCCATTAGTGTCGAAAGCGAATAAAAATGGAGTAAAGGTTTATTCATTTAATAATTTACCTAATTACGTTTTAAATGATGAAGGTAAGTTTCGGTTCACTAAGAATGAAGCGGAGTTTGATATTATACATATAAATCATAAGCCAATTGGTGATGTAATACTACAATTATATCCAAATACTCCTGCGGTAATGCACATAAGAAGTGAAGTTATACCTAATTTCGAAGTTCCAATTATTAATCCCGCAATAAAGAAATACATTTCAATCAGAGAATCAATTACTGAATATATCGAATCATTTGGAATTGATAGTAGTATGATAGTAACAATTGACAATCCATTTGACACTACACGCTTTAATACGAGATATAAGCACATTAAAAATGAAAGGGAGGTAATTCTATTCGTTGGAACAATAGACCACCTTAGAGTGAATATAATTGAGGATTTAATAAACACAACCCAACAGAACGGTCAATTGCTTTGGATTATTGGTTCTGATAATAGCGGTCTAAATTTAGGTAATAGATATGAGGAGAATGAACACGTTAAATATTTGGGGGTTAAAGCGAATGTTGAAGACTACATAAAAAAATGCGATTATACAGCAGGTATTTTTAAGGGCAGGACAACAATTGAAGGATTTCTTTGTGGAAAACCCGGATGGATATATACAGTAGATAAAGATGGTGTTATTTTAACTAAAGAGCTTTACCAAGTTCCAGAGGATATAAATAAGTACGATAGTAAATTTTCTGCAAAACTGGTGCTTGATTTATATGGGTCGATATTATATGAACCATAATGAAAAAACGATTTACTACAAAAGAAGAGATCATTAAATCAATCAGTATCAGAAACATGAGCAAAGAAAATGATAGGAATCTCAATAGATTAAACCAAAATGAAATTCCGGTTTTAAAAAAGGACATAGTGCCCAATAAAAACACAATAAAACAAATATCTTCAAAATCCACATCTAATAAGGTAAATTTTATACTAAAAAAAGAGATACCCAAAAGGATGTTTTTTTATTGGAACAATACGACATTATCTTGGATGAGATATATGACAATATATTCATTCAAAAAGATGAACCCAAATTGGGACGTTACACTATATTTGTCTTCTAATAAATCGAAAACTAAAACTTGGGGAGGGGCTGAACTACAAGACTACCATAATTATGAAGGTAAGTGTTATTTTACTGAGCTATATAAGTTAGGAGTTAAAATTGAAAACGTCGCTTTTCCTAAAGAATTAGAAATCACATTAAAAGACTTGTCACCAATTCATGAGAGTGATTTATTTAGGTATTACCAATTATTTATTGGAGGCGGGTTCTATTGTGACATGGATGTATTATTTTTTAGACCGCTAAATGATTTTTATAATAAAATAAATGCCGAAGGATTCGATACTATTATTCATGAATATGAATATTTACCAAATGAATGGGCATTAACAATAGGATTCTTGGGTTCATCAATAAATAACGAATACTTCAAAACGTTGTTTGAATTTGGTGTAAATAATATACATTTGGCAAAAAAGGGCTATCAGTCAATGGGGGTAGAATTGGTGCACGAAATGACTGGAAGCCAAAAGGTCTGGAATATTTTAATTAGTAGATTTCCAACATTAAAATTCTATAATTTACCCACCGAATTAATTTATGATTTTGATTGTGGAAAGGTCAATTCATGTTATAGGGAACAAAAAACAGTCAATGAGTTTAACTACGACTCAGTTGGGTATCATTGGTATGGTGGACATCCAACATCACAAAAATATAACAACATATTAACACATCTAAACTATTCTAACCATAAAATAACATTTAGTGCCATTTCTAATTACGTAATTAATTTAAAGGACGACGAAATTAAAGTAATGTTAGCCAAAAGACCTAGAATATCGATTGTAATGTCATATTATAATAGAAAAATGCAATTTCATGAAACCCTTAAATCCATAAGTCGTTCAAAATTTAGTGACTTCGAATTGATTGTTGTTGATGATGGTAGTGACGATAAGCAAAGAGTGGAAGAATTTCTTACTGATTTCCCATATTTAAAAATTATTAGATTGGAGAAGAAAAATAAACGGTACGTAAATTCATGTATTCCCTTCAATATTGGAATACGTGCTTCTAGGGGTGAAATAATAATGTTACAAAACCCGGAATGTTTTCATGTTGGAGATATTTTAAGCTACGCTGATCGTAACGTTAACGATAGTAATTATATTACCATACAAACATATGCTATTGATGAAGAAACAAAACTATTAGGCGAATATGAAAATGTTAGTGAATTACTGAATAATTTTCCACAACACGAATGGAATTCTGTCGATAAAAACGGATGGTTGAATCATAAAAAATATAATCCAACAAAATATCACTATTGTTCAGCAATAACCAGAAGCAATATGAATAAGTTAAATGGATTTGATGAAAGATATGCAAAGGGTGTTGCGAAAGACGACGATGAGTTTATTGCTAGAATTGAAAGATTAGGCTTAGAATCATCAATAGTTGATGATGTTGCGGTTATACATCAATATCACGAGTGTGTATATTATAATATCCTTAAGGCAGACAAACTTTGTGCAATAAATGAAGTTCTATTAAGAACCGTGACCAAAATTGAGACAGCACATAAAGCAAATAATTCCATTAACATATATTGAAAAATGAAGATATCAATAGTAATGTCATATTATAATAGGAAAAGACAACTATATGAAACTCTAAAATCGATAAATAAATCAAAATTTAGGGATTTTGAAGTTATTATTGTTGATGATTGTAGTTTTCCTGAGCATAGGGTAGAAGAATTTGAGACGGAGTTTTCTTTTTTAAATGTTGTTAGAATTAATGAAAAGGATAAATGGTATGTGAATTCATGTGTTCCGTATAATATTGGATTTCGTGCAGTGCGTGGAGAGATTGTAGTTATACAGAATCCAGAATGTATACATGTTCAAGATGTACTTACTCACATAAACGAGTATATAGACGAAAATACCTATATTTCAATATCTGCATATGCTGTAAATCATGAGATAACCAAAAATTTACCAAGCTATTTTGAGAGCGAAACAATTGGCGAGTATTTTAAAACACTACCACAAAGACCAACAGGTGGAAGTCCAATAATTGGGTGGTATAATCATTCTAAATATAGACCAACCGGATTTCATTTTTGTTCAGCAATAACTAAAAATAACTTGGATTTATTGAATGGTTTTGATGAAAGATATGCGTATGGAATTGCATACGACGATAATGAGTTTCTTGAAAGAGTGAGGAGATTAGGGTTAAAGGTTGTAATTCCAGATAATGTATCGGTAATACATCAATACCACGATAGTGTATATTATAATCTTCCTGATATGGGATATCTACACGAAAAAAATAAAAGATTATTTAATGAAATAACTAAAATTGAAAAAACCTATAGAGCTAATTAAGTATGGAACTCATAACTGGAGAACATTTTCAAAATATGGCAGATTTCACATTCTCTCCCAATGCGAAAGCGAGTGGGGATTATAATAATCTTCCAAATACACTCAAAATAGATAATCTATTTAATGGATGTACAATATATACACATACTGTATATGCGAAAGAATTGCTTAAAATTATTGAAACAATAAATAAAAGAGTTATTGTTATTACACACAATTACGATTATAATATCGATAATAGCTATATTGTTCCAGAGAATATAATTATGTGGTTTGCTCAAAACGTAAATACTGTCAACCCCAAAATACAATCAATACCAATCGGACTTGAAAATAGATGGTGGTTCATAGAAACAAATAAAAAGGGGAAAATGTTGAATAAACTAACCGAACCCAAAATATATAAAAACCTTATTTATGTGAATCATGCGATCAGTACAAATCCCAAAGAAAGAAATCTTCCATATGAGATATTGAAAGATAAGCCATATGCGACTCTAAAATACGGGAAAAATGGTAGTGGTTTCGATGAATATCTTAATGATATATATTCACATAAATTTGTTGTGTCTCCAGAAGGGAATGGAATTGATACTCATCGAACGTGGGAGTGTCTATATATGAACACAATACCGATAGAGAAAATTAACATAAATAATCAATTTTACACTGATTTGCCCATATGTTTTGTTAGTTCATGGGAAGAATTAACTGAGGATTTTCTTTTAAGTGAATACTATAGAATCAAATCGAAAAACTGGAACTTAGAAAAACTAAATTTCGAATATTGGAAAGAAATTATTAATAGCTTTAAATTAAAAGTATGAAAGATAAATCAGTAACTATTGTAATGACCTATTGGAATAGAAAACGCCAACTAGAAAATACTTTGAAGTCAATAAAGCAATACGGTCACGACGTTAAAATAATTATTGTTGATGATGCAAGCACCGATGGAAACGACATTAGTTGTTTCGAAGAGGAGAATGTTAAGATCATCACAATGAAAAATAAAACTTGGATTAATCCATGCATTCCATTTAATACTGGATTGGCTCTTGCAGACACAGACATCGTTATTTTACAAAATGCTGAATGTATTCATAATGGTGACATTGTTGGTCATGTAATAAATAACATCGAAAAGGGCACGTATCTTAATTACTCAGCATTTTCAATTGATTCAGCATTAACTGAACGTGTATATGCCGGAGAGGAAATTAATTCAATAATAAATCCATATCTAACCCGATATATAAATGCTTGGATTGGATGGTACAATCACCCAATATATAGACCGGAAATGCTTCATTTTTGCTCGGCAATTACAAGGGAAGACCTATATGAATTGGGTGGGTTTGATGAGAGATATTATAATGGTTTAGGATATGACGACAATGAGTTTATCCTGAGAATACAAAATAAGGGAATGACTGTTAAGATAATAGAAAATCCGTTGGTAGTGCACCAATTTCATAAACCATTTCATCCCGGCGATGTTCAGACATTAATGAAAATTAATTTACTTAAATTCGAAGAAGCAAAAAAGAGCCGAGAGTTTGACGTTAAGAAATATAATACGATATTTAAATGAAACCAACTGCAATAATAATGTGTACGTGGAAACGTATTAAAAACCTAGATAGAACACTAGAGCTATTAGATAAACAAAAGAATTTAAATTTTATCTTCTATATTTGGAATAATAATCCAGACATAGAAGATGTAATCAATAAAAAAATCGAAATAGAACACAATTTTAAAATTAAAGTACGTCATTCCCCGATCAATATTGGTGGTTTTGGAAGATTTAAATTTGCTAAATATATAGCTGATGAACACGATAAAATAATCTTTATTGATGACGATCAAGTTTTTAATGAAAATATGGTAAACATCTTTCACTCCAATTATGATGAAAATGCAATAAAATCTAGGTGGGCATTCAGATTTAGAAGCAGTAATTATACGGATAGGTATCAAGTCTTTGAAGATAATCAAAATGTTCATTATTGCGGTACTGGGGGCATGATATTACCGTCAAAAGTTTTTAAGTGTGAAGAACTATATATTATACCCAATGAATTTTCATTTGTTGAAGACTTGTGGTTATGTTTTGTAGGTAATCATTATTTAAATATGAAGTTAAGAGCAATTCAAGGTGATTTTATGACACAAATTGTCGATGGAAAAGATCAATCAACAATAGATTTTATAACAACAAAAAATAAATTTCTACAATATTTAATTAAAATTGAAGAATGGCAAATATTAAAGACCTAAAAGATATTGATATTTATTACGATACACCAACTGAAGATTTCATGAAATTGGCTAAAGCCGATAATTTTTTTCATGGGAGATATAATGACGGTGAATTTAATTCAATACTAACATTAAAAAACATCAATAATGAACATCATACCAATTGTGATGGTCATCAGTATTTTAAACAATTGGGTGTTGATACTAAGCAGGTTTTAACTGAATATAGGTATAGGGATAATTATATTATTTCGGGTGGAAGGAACTATTTTTGGAACTATATAGAAATGTTCAAAGAAATATATAGTGAAAATCCCGATTTAAAAATGAATAGCGGGTATTTTTATTATGATGTATTAATGAAACCGAGTTATTTCGAAGAATTTAATGATTTTTTAAATCAAAGGAAGGTAGTATTAATTGCCCCTTCTCACATGAGGGACTTAAAACTATTTAAAAACTTTGAAATAATTGAAATACCTTCAAAAAACTGTTACTTATCGATGAATTCGGTGAACGAAAGAATCAAAACAATTAATACCGGGACAGAAAAAATTAATTACTGTTTTATTGCCGGGATGATGTCTGGTATTATAATACATAAGTTTTCGAAAACCGACAATAAAAACAGCTATTATGATATTGGAAGTGCATGGGATTATTTCTTTCAATCACGTAAATATACGATGATACACCATAGATTAATTTTCGATAGATTAATTAGGGAATATAATTCATATTATGGGAGATATATTGTATGATAGAAAAAAATAAAACATATGTTGTCACTGGTGGTTATGGCTTTCTTGGAAGTCACTTAATTGATGACATTATTTTAAAGGGTGGGCGAGTTGCGACAATAGGTAGAAATTGGGTAGAGCTAGGTAAACTACAGGCGAAATATGGTAATTCTTTTAGTTATCTTGTTGGGGATATTAAGGATATTGAATTAGTTCGATCGCTAATAACAAATAAAGTTACTGGGGTTTTTCATTTAGCCGCATATAAATATGTTGGTGAGGCAGAGAATAATGTTTTGGAGTGTATAAATAGTAACGTTATTGGCACGATGAACATATTAGAAGTATCTGCAGAATCAAAAGTTCAATTTGTGATTGGAATTACAGGAGCTGCCGCAGTACAGGTATCTGGTACGTATGGTGCAACAAAAATGTTAAACGAAAAATTGTTTTTTGAATATCAAAGACTTCATCGAGATATAAGGTTTAGGGTTTTAAGATATGGTAATATATTATATTCTACTGGTTCTGTTTTATGTAAATGGAAAAAATCAATATTAAATAATGAAACAATTACGATAACGGACGGTGATGCAACCCGATTCTTCCTAACCATTACTGAAGCGGTTCAATTAATATATGATTCACTAAATTCACCAATTGATTTTGCACCATATATACCCAAACTAAAATCGATCACAATAAACGGTTTATTGATGGCTATGATTAATAAATATAGATCGAACGGAAAGGATATTAAAGTTAATATTATTGGAATTGAAAATGGAAATAATAAGCATGAAAAAATTGAAGAAAATGGTTTAAGTAGTGCTGAATCAGAACACTTTACATACGAAGAAATATTCAAGCTAATATAAAAATGGAAAACATTAATACGTATATTGTTACTTGCGATAAAACAAAACACATTCTAAAAGCGGCAATTCCTTTAATGGAAAAATACTGGAATGTAAAGAAAAACATTAAGATTTTAGGGTTTGACAGTAGTGGTATCGAACTACCAGAGGATTACGAGTTTATCTCAATGAGACCCAAACAATTAACTATTGATCATTGGGCAAAAGACATATATTCAATTATTATTAATGACCCCAACGATCACATTATATTTATGCTTGATGATATGCTAGCGTTGGATTATGTTAATGAGGGAATTTTAAATCTCCTCATTCAAAAATGTCGAGTAGATGAAAATATTGTAAGATGTGCATTGTGTGTTGATTTACAGTTTTTGCCGTGTAAAATAATCGAAAATATCGATGACTATCATATTATTGAACAAAATCAAAACTCTCAATATAGAATAACTACGCAACCGTCGATTTGGAGAAAAGACTATCTGCTTTCAATTCTATCTAAAAGTACTAATCCTTGGAATTTTGAAACTGCTCATATGTGTAACGATAATAAGAAGATAATCGGCACTAGAGGTAAATATGCATGTATGCATATGGGCGAAACGGCATTATCAAACAGATATCCGGGTAAAACCAATGTATTGGGGTTAAAAATAGATGATATTTTATGGTTGGTTGGAATGGGGGCTATTATTGAAAATACCTTACAGTTTGGACAATATATTGGAAAAGTTCCTGAGTTTAGTAAGTATGGGTATGGTTTTAATCTCGAAGTACTTAAGAATTATCATGGGCTTGATGGAAGTTCACCATATGAATATTATCTAACTAAATATGGAACTAACTACAGGTAATGGTTGATTTATTGTGGAATAATGACTATTTTTGTAAAAATTTAAAATCTCACCATAAATAATCGATATGAAAATAGCTAATATTGTCTATGAGAGCGAATTAGTTAATCACGTTGAAGTTGAATTCATTAATTACTATAGGGGCGATACAGTCCCAAGTAGTATTGATTTTGACCTACCTACATTATATGTGGGATGGTCGTTCATTAAAAATAACATCACTAATTCCGATACGAGAGAAAAACTATCCATTCTTGAAACTATAATTGTTCCCAATAAACTTTATTGGGAATTTGCCTTTAGCGAAAATAAAACATCACACATTAAGGGTGTTAATAAGTTTGTAAATTTAGCACCTCGATTTTATTTTGAGAGTAGATATAAATATTTCGTCATTGACCCAGTTATTTCAAACATCTACACAACGAATGAAATTATTGATCATTTAGTTGGGGATATCGATACGATGTATAATTATAAAAACGAAATGTTATATCTTCTTTCTGGTGAAACAATTATGGGAATTGATTTAAAGATGTTCGAATTTTTTAAATTTAGCCCAGACGAAATCATTTTAGAAATCAGCAAGCGTACCAAGGCATCGCTTATTGATTTAGAAGGAATTAGTTATCAACAATACCTGAGAATCTTTCCAAATTTTTCCTATCTTAAAAGATATCTAGTTATTATACTGTCAAATAATCGTTGAGCGTCTTTTAAAATTAAATAATTGTAATTCTCAACGTATTTATAATTAAAATATAATGAGAAGAAAAAGAAATTATTGGGATAAAGAAAGTTCTTTCAGCGCAGCACTGGAATTCACCAATAAAAGAGATTTTAAGAGAGAATATGCTGGTGCTTATGAGTATTTAAGAAAAAATAAATTATTTGATGAATCATGTGCTCACATGAAAACACTAATTAACTTAAATAAAATAAAATGGACATACGAAAAATGTAGAGAGTGCGCTCAAAATTTTGAATGCGTTAGTGATTTTAGAAAAACGTTTGAGAGAGCATATAAAATTGCACAAAAAAATGGATGGACTGGTGATATTTGCTCACATATGAAGTCAAACACTAAATTTAGATTTTGGAATATTGAGAAATGCAGAATTGAGGCAAAAAAATATAATACTAGGATTGAATTTTATAAAGGTTCTCCCGGTGCATATGCTGCAGCAAATAGAAACTCTTGGATGAATGACATATGTATACATATGGGCGTGCCCTATTCATCTAGCATTATTTGGGACTATGAAACATGTAAAGAAATCGCCAAGCAATATACATATAGAAAAGAATTTCAAAAGAACAACATTAAAGCATATGCTGCGGCATTATATAGCGGATGGTTGGATGATATTTGTTCACATATGATTTATAAAAAACTACCAAATAATTATTGGAATAATTTCGAAAATTGTAAATCAGAGGCATTGAAATATCAATATAAAAAAGATTTCATAAGAAGCTCTCAACATGCATATAATGTTTCTTTAAGACTTGGTTGGATAGAGAAGATATGCTCACACATGATAGTTGTTGGGGACAGATACAATAAATGCATATATTCTTACGAGTTTCCAGACAAACACGTATATGTCGGATTGACTTACAACATTGATGTTAGAAAAAAATCAAGAAACAAAAATAAAACAGATGCTGTTGTAATTCATAAAACTAAAACAGGACTAGTACCAATATTTAAACAACTAACTGAATATCTTGCTGTTGATGTTGCCGTTAAATTAGAAGGTAAATTTTTAAAAATATATAAACGATGGATGGATACCGTTAAATAGAGCTAAAACTGGAGGTGTTGGTAGTTGTTCTAATGTTTGGAATCTAAATAGAGTAAAAGAAATTGCAGAAAGATATGAAAATTCGAACGAATTTTTTAATTGTGATGTTGAACTATATGAAATAGCAAAAAGAAGTGGATGGTTATATTCTTTCTTTCCAAATGAAACATTAGAGTTTTTGTAGTATTTATGTAAAATAATAATACAATAAATAATAATAACATGGAAAAATCAATTGAAAGTACGTTAGATAATTTTTTATCTAACGATGTAGATAGGGAAAACTTACTTAACGAAAAACCCATTACAGACAAAAAGAAATTTATTGGGAAAGATTTCACAATTATTGAAAGGCTTGACCCGATTTTAGTTACAGAAGATGGTCGCCAATTACTAAGAGAACAATACTAAAAATATTCAGTTGATGGAAAATAAGAAACGTGTAGTTAAGAATAATCATCTTAATGAAATAATGTATCGTGTGAACTATAGAGTAAATGAATCTCCAAGATATCATCCAATTATAGATAGCTCAGATGAGTTTGATAAGCTCCCGGTTGAAATATACAATACCGATGATGGTCAACCAATCCCAACATCCCAAAGTTTTACAAATGAAGCAGGAGAACAAGAAGATGCACAGCAAATTGGTTCAAAAAACCCATTAGACACCGATCCATCGACAGAAGAACCTAGATTGAATGCACCACCCGCCGGGGGAGAACCAACGGGAACTCCACCACCTCCTGCCACACCTGCCGACCCAATGAATGCACCTCCAACAGACATGCCAACCGACATGCCTTCTGACGAATTAAATCCAATGGGTGCGTCAGTTCCAACAACGCCACCTGTGGATGATATACAGAACGATATAATTAAACATAATGTTGCAGCAATGCAAGCAATTCACGATCAATTAGAAACACTAAATGGATATGTTCAGGGTTTGGATGATAAAATGAAGTTACTTAGTTCTGATGTTGAAGAAGTACGTGAACCAACGAATGTTGAAAAACTCATGAACAAAACTCAGGTATCGTACCCTTATTATTTTAATTTGAATGATATGTGGGGTGATAATTGGTTCAACCAAAAAAGAAAAGAAGAAAACGAGCACGGCATAAAAGAATTACCGGATGGAACATATGTTGCCGATTTCGATGATCTTCCAAAGCAATCAACAATAGATATTGAGAAAAGTTTTAATGAATTAGTGTAATGAGAATACGCAGTGCGAATGGTAGTAAAGAACGTCTTATGGAAATGATGATTCGAGTGAATCATCTTGCTGAAAATACGTTTAACGTAATTTCCACCGAAAAGCCAATCGTATTGAGTGAACAACAGCTACCAATCGAAAAGAAAAAAGACATAATTAAAGACTTTATTGATTTTGTTTGTGGTAAATTTAATTTAGATGAAAATAAATTACCTAAGATTCAAATTAGTTATGTTGAAAATGAAGCCGAAAAACAAAGGTCTTTTGGTGGTTATATGCCACAAACCGAAACAATAAGGGTGGTTGGAAAAAACAGAAACTTAGCTGATGTTCTAAGAACATTAGGTCATGAACTGGTTCATCATAAACAAAAAATAAATAATGAGCTAAATCAAGATTCTGGTACAACCGGAAGTGACGCTGAAAATGAGGCGAATTCGCTTGCTGGCGTACTACTGAGAGAATTTGGTCAAGCCAATCCAATAATTTTCGAATAAAAACAAATTGATATGAAAATATATAACAAACCCGGAACTAAAGAAAGACTTTTCGAAATGATGAAAAATGTCAATAAAATTACTTTAAAGGAAGAATGGGGTGATTCATATCAACACGATGCGCCAAAAAAACCGAAATTTAATCCCCTTGACATTAGAGAGGTTAAAGAAATTTGGACATACTTAATGAATGAAGGTATTCCTGATGTTAGAGATCACTACCCTTCATGGGTTGTTGAGTATTTAGTGAATAATGATTATATTCAAGAATCCAATAATTTTAATTGGTTATTTACAGAAAGTGGCAGACAGCAATTTGAAACTCCTAACGATCTACAGGAAGTATTAATTCCTGAAGGTGGCTTTAATGTTGATGGTGTAAATAATCCATATGGAAAAAATGATAATAGCTCTGAAGTTCCATATTTAAGAGGAAGAGAAATAGACGAAGATAGTGCTTCAGAATATGAATATCTTGTTGCAGATAATGATTTTAATAAAGCACACTATCCAGAAATGATTGGAAAGACGTTCGATTCACCACCCGGATATGTTGCAGTTAGTAAAGTTAAAAAGAATAGCTGGGATAATAAATCCAATTTAAGGGCACATAGTAATTATACTGGTGGAGTTGAAACCGATATGAATGGCAATATTGAAATCGACGAGGAATCAATGAATATCATCGATTCAATCGGGGATGAAAAGGGTTCAGTAACAGCTAGCGCAAGCCCAATAACACAAATGGGTAAAAGAGGTAAAGATAATAAAAACCTAGTAAGAAACGCATATGATAGTGTAATTATTCAAAGGGGAGCATCATATAAACCTACGGCTCAAGATATTAATGATGAAATTAGAAAGATGAATACTGCAGGAGAAATTTATGAAATGTCAACGTTGAGAAAAACTAGCGGAATTAATAGAGATAAACATAAATATGTTGCCGTTCACTTATGGGATTCACTGATTTCTGGGGTTAAAATAGTTCTATTTAGTAGGGATATGATGGGTAGTGGTTGGAAATTATTTAAGGGAGAACACTTAGGTAAAACTCCGTATCTTTTTGTAAAAGAAGATTTTCTGGGTCGTCCGGATGTGGCATATTTACAAGGTAAAGCTGGTCAAGAATTCTTAACCCAAGAAGGTTATAAAATTAAACAAGACACAAAAACAATAGTTCCGGTTAATGGGACTGAAAAGCCTTTAGACGTAAACACAATGCCTGTTGATGGTAGTAATTCTGCAAATATCGAAGAATCTACAGATATGGACAAATATGAAAATGTTGTTTTTATGCAAGGCGATGAAGCGTATGAGCCACTTGAACTTTTAGATAGAAAAGGCGAAGACGCCGCATTAAATTATTTAAAACAATGGCATAATTTCGGTCAGCATGAGGGTTCAAGCGAATTGGGTCTAGGTACTAATGATCAGAAGTATGAAAAAGATGGCTATATCATGTCATGGAATCCACGAATCGGTTATATTGGCTTACAGTACGACTTAAACTATACAGACGGACAACCTATGGACGAACTTTCTGAAGAAGAAATCCCAAGTGGAAACGTAAGACAGGCGTGTAGTAATGGTTTAGAACAAAGTAAAACTACTGGAAAACCAGATAAAATTGGTTTTAATTCTACAGATAATCCTAAAGATTTTACATCGAGAGGAAGTATGAGAGTGGCATGTAGCAATGGTCTAAAAATTAAAGAGGAAGATGAAATGCCCGATGAGGGAATGTTTGTAGATAAAAATTCTCCGGGATATGTGAAAGACTTCGACAGTAGTTCAGATCAACCTGAATCTGACGATCAGATTCCCGGCGGTATTGGCGATGATGCTGGTGAGAGTAAATTTAGCGGCGAACAAATAAGGAAAGGTATTGCTGTTGAAATGGAACACACAGATGACCCCATGACTGCATTAGACATCGTATTTGATCACTTAACTGAAGACCCCATGTATTATGGAGATGAAACCCAAGACCCTGAGCAAGCCGCTCAATGTGGTGCACAGAAGGACACCGATGATGCTGATATACTATTAGGCTTTAAGCCAGCTAATATTGGCGACGAACCACAAATTAATGAAATAAGCGAAGGCATATCAACTGGGTGGGATAAAAATTCAATTAGTGAATTTATGGAGATAATTGGTCAGGACGATAGAGTTGATTTTAGTAGTGATCAACAAAGAGGTCTTAGTGATGGCGATTTTGGTAGAATTATGTTCGATATAAAAAATAATACTCTGTATTTAAAATTTGAAACACCAGAAGAAGCTAAAATAGCACAAGAAAGATTATCGAACACATTAAGCAATCCGTATGAATTCTCAAGTAGGTTCGATATAATGCCAAGTGTTGTTATGGTACAGCTTACAGATGATGGTGAAGGTATTGATGAATCAAAAGAAAGTGAAATAAAGTCAAAAAACCCAGCACTTTGGCATCAAATACAAATAGCAAAGAAAACGTTAAAAATGAATGATGCAATGTTGGGGGTAATGGGTGGAATGACGAAAGAGGAAGCGAAAAATATATTGTCTCAGAATGGTATTGGTGGAGGTATTGATGAATATTTTGGTCAAAAATTCCTAACTGGGCATGCTAATGGCGAACTAGAAACTGCTAAAGCAAAGATTATTAAGGACATTGACGATAGTATAGCTCAAATGCAAAAACACCCAGATTTATGTGCACTTACTGGTGGAACGCTAGAGAGAAGTAAAGAGGGTTTATTACAACAAGCAGAAACAAATAATTGGAAAGGTAGCGTAGTTGCAATTAAATCAAGAGCCGATGGAATGGTTCATTTAATATATAAAGAAGGATCATCTGGCTTGCAAAAATTAGGTGGTGCTGCTGCATCGGGTTATAAATAAAATTACTCACAAACAATTAAATTAAGGGGCTGCTAAATGCAGTCTTTTAATTTTTTATGGGTATTTATAAGAAAGAATTATTATGTCTATCTATAGATCATATTTCAAAAAGAACTCAACACTTGTTGATAATGTATTATCAAACAATTCACGTAATCCTGTTACCGAAATTTCATATGGCACGGAGAGCAAGCAAGTGAGTAGATTTTTATTTGACGTAGATTTAAGTAATTTACAGATGAAATATAGTGACGGTACAATAAACCCCACTAATGTCACTAAGCATGTACTTCATTTGACAAATACAATCAGATATGCTCCTGAATTAATTGGGGGTAAATCATATTTAAGTACGATCGATAGGGCATCTAGTTTTGATTTAGAATTATTTAATGTTAATGAAGATTGGGATGAAGGAGCAGGATATACTTTTGTATATAATGATTTAACATATCCACAACAACCGTCACATGCTAGTAACTGGTATGAGAGAAAAACTAATTTACCTTGGTCGGTAAATGGTGGTGCATATTTAAGCGGATTAACCACGATTATTGGAACACAATCATTTGATAATGGCAATGAAAATTTTGAGATTGACGTTACTAATTACATTAATCAAAGAATAGCTGGAAGTGGTACAACGTATACAGGTACTTCATACGGACTTGGAATTAAATTTGGTGATCAATATGAAGCAACTACGACGGAATTCAGGCAAGCAGTTGCATTTCATGCTAAAGGCACTAATACTTATTATGAACCATATATTGAAACAACAATAGGCGATGAAGTTATTGATGATCGTAATTTTTTCTATTTAGATAAGGATAATAGTTTATATTTATATGTTGGAGTTGGAAATAATTCACAAAATATTGTTGTTAATCAGGTCGTAATATATGATTACGAAAATAATGAAGTAGCAGTATTAACAGGAAATTCAATCACCAATGTAACAAAGGGGATTTATAAGATAAGTATTAATGTGGATTCTGAAACATATCCGGATGCCGTAATATTTAAAGACGAATGGACTGTGACGATAAATGGTAGGGAATCTAAATTCACGAATAAATTCTATTTAATATCTCAAGATAGGTATTATACATTCGATTTATCTAACCAAATTAACACCAAGAACTACTATTTTACGTTTTGGGGAATTGGGGAAGGCGAAAAGATTAGTTCGGGCATCGTAAGAAAAGTAAAAATACTAATGAGAGAATTATACCCAAATCAAAACAATAATCTTCCATTAGATATAGAATATAGACTATTTACGACAGTAGGTGGAAAATACGAAATTGATGTCATACCTTTCACTAAAGCAAATAGAACAAGTAAAGGTTATGAATTTAATCTAGATACGTCTTGGTTGATACCACAAGACTACAAGCTACAAATAAGAATGTCTAATGGTGATTCATATGAAACAAAAGAAACACTATCTTTCACGGTGATATCCAACGGATTAATTAAAACAAGTAATTAATATTTTATTATTATTAGATTTTTTTTAGAATCTCTTGTATTTATTAAAAATCTGTAATACTTTTGCATTGTAAATTTTTTAATTGTAAATAATAATAACTGTAAATTTCAAAACAATGGAAACAACTCCAAACAGCAGCCTTCAAGATGCTCAGAATCTTGAACAACTCAAAGCACAATTCGCTGAATTCCAAAAAAATCAAGAAAAGCCAAAACGAAAAACAAAAGCAGAAATTCTTGCTAAGTATTTTGTTCCACGCAACAACACTGAAAAATTTAGAATTCTACCCTCTAACGGAAGAAAGCCAATCGAAGAAGCATTTTTCCATGTTGTCAGTACTATCGGTTCTGGCGGTAAAAAGAATCATAATACCGTAATCTATTGTCCGGCTCACAACGACCCTAAAGTTCAAAAAATGGATGCCGATGGCAAGCCGTTATTTGATCAGAATGGCAAACCAGTTTTAGTGCCAGCACCGTGTCCACTATGTGAAAAGTATAAAAAACTTATCGCAAAACAAGACCCGTCAATTAAAATGATGAAGAAAGAGCAAATGGACGATGCTCAATTGAAAATTAAAGCATCAAATGACGCAATCTATAAGGAAGCTATTAGCTGGGAAGCAAAGAAATTCTACATAATTAAGGGTATAGATAAGGGTGCGGAAAAAGACGGTGTAAAATTCTGGAGGTTTAAATACAACTTCAAGAAACAAGGAACTCTCGACAAACTAATGCCAATATTGGATGATTATATTAAACAACATAATGCAGACTATGCGCATCCAATTAACGGTTGTGATTTAATCATAACAATGGCAGATGCTGAATTTAATAATATCACATATAAACAAATTACAGCGATTACTACTCGTGCTAAAACACCGCTACATAGCGACCCGATGGTTGCTCAGCAATGGCTTGAAGATAAATCTACTTGGAGAGAAGTTTTTCTTCCTAAGAAAGCTCCTAATACAAGTGAATACGATTATCTTGTCATGGTTTCAAAAGGCGAAACTCCATATTGGGACGAATCAGATACCAATAATAAACATTGGGTATTTCCAAACAATCCCGAATTGGAAAAATTAGCTAATACTCGTACTCAGAATCTCGATAGTCAAGATGAAAATTTTGAACAAGCATCTGATTTATCCGACACACAAAGTGTTACAATAGGTAACGTACAGCCGAGTAACGTTAATGCATATAAGGAAGATTCAGTTAATCTTGGTGAAGTAGCAATGAGTGAAACTGCACCAGTTACACCGCCAGTTACACCGCCAGTTACACCGCCAGTTACTGAAAATAATGAGCCAGTACCTGATGCACCTGAAGATTACAACGATTTACCTTTCTAAAAAATAACATAAAATAGCTTTAATGGGGGGGAATGTTCCCCCCCATTAATTTAAATATAAAAAAATGGCAAAAGAAAAAGATGGAGTTCCAGACAATAAACCAGTAAGGAAACCAACAGAAAAAAAAGATTTCGATTTAAATAAATTTAAACAAAATACAAAAATTGGAAATGTTGTTAAATTTAAGCCAACCAAATGGTTACCAATAAAAAATGTATTAGGTAATAGTTCATTTTGTGACGCTACAGGGCTTCCCGGAATTCCAGCTAACGAATTAGTGAATATTATTGGTCATACAAATACTGGTAAAAGTTGTTTATTAAATGAGATAGCGTATTCGGCACAGCAAAACGGTGTGTTACCTGTTTTCGTAATTACTGAATTAAAAGTTAGTTGGGAACACATGAAAATGATGGGTATTGAATACACAACAGAAGTTGACCCCCAAACTGGCGAAATTACATACGATGGTGATTTTCTTTTTATTGATAGGTCACAATTTGACAGTATCGAACAAATGGGAGAAAGAATAAATGAACTCTTAGATTATCAACAATCAGGAAAACTACCAAGGGATTTGTGTTTTCTTATTGATAGTATTGGAACTATTCAGTGTGATCTTAGTATAAGCAGCAACAAAAGTAATAATGAATGGGATGCGGGAGCAATCTCTAGAGTTTTTGGAAAGAGTGTAGTACCAAGAATAAATATTGGAAAAAAAGACGGGCATGTATATGATAATTATATGGCATTAATTTGTCAAGTTTGGGTAAGAAAACCAGAAGTCTTCAAGGGATTACCTAAATTAGCTGCAAAGGGCGGAGATACAATACCATTTAATAGTACAATACAAATTGTTTTTGGTAATGTAACCAATAGTGGCACATCGGCACTTAAAATAAAGAAGAATAATACCGAAATCACATATGCTACGAGAACTAAAGTTAATATAGCAAAAAACCATTCAACTGGTATTTCATTATCAACAAAAATAGTTGCAACTCCACACGGATTTATTCCTGATTCAAAGGATGATGTTTTAGCAAAACAATATTTTAAAGAACATTCTGAAATGTTTATGAAATTATTGGGCGGTGGTAGTATTGATGAAGTAACGTATGTTGAAGATAATAATGAAGAAGAGTTCTCAATGACTAATTTTAAGTTAGTTGAAGCTGGAAATAGCGATGATGTTATCGAATAATTTAAATGAGAATCAGAACACTATTAATTGACGGAAATTATTTATTACAGAGATCGTTTCACGGTGCAAAGGATACATATACTAGGTCTTTTGGACATTGCGGTGGCTTATATTCGTTTTTAACTACAACAAGAAAATTAATTAAAGAACATAAAATTAATAAGGTAATAGTTGTTTGGGATGGTGAAAATGGGGGAATTTATAGACGTAATATTGATCATGAATATAAGGCAAATAGAAAAAATAAGAATAAAAAAATCGTATTATCTAGTGCTCAAATCAAGATAGAGGAAGAAAAAAGAATATCAATACTAAAACAAAAAGTACGCATTCAGGCATATTCAGAAGAGTTATTCTTACGACAAATTGAAATTGAAGAAATTGAAGCAGATGATCTAATTGCATCATATTGTATAAGTCATAATAACCTTGAGGAAATTTTTATATTTACTAACGATAGAGATTTTTTACAGTTATTGGATTTAAACATACAAATCATCTTTTCCAACATACCTCAACCAATTAATAGTACTAATTTCTTTTTTGCATTTGAATATTTCTATTCAAATGCATTAATTATGAAAATAATTTGTGGCGATACTTCAGATAACATTAAAGGGATTCCCGGTCTTGCTGAAGGAACATTACTTAAGTTATTTCCAGAAATGAAATATAAACCACTTACAGTAAGAGACGTATGTAAATTAGCGGACGATTTAAATAAAGAAAGAATACTACTAAAGAAAAAACCATTAAAATCGTTAGTTGAACTATTGAGTAATATTGAAAGGTTAAAAATAAACTATAAACTGGTTAATCTTAGAGAGCCCATGTTAAATGACATAGCAATAGAAGCTCTACAACAATTAAATATGCCATTGTCCCCAACTAATAGAGGAAGTAAAAATTTAATAAAATTAATGAACGAAGATGAATTTTTACAAATATATGGTAGTACGTTCGTTAATTACGTTGAACCCTTTTACACAGTAATTCAATTTGAAAAAGAATTATATGAAAAATATAAAAGAAGTCTTCGAAATAAATAAAAAGACTTTCACATTAAAGATATTCGACATATATTTGCAGAAATATTAACAATCTAATTTTATAGAACATGAATGACAAAGATCAAGGCAACGTTTTTAGATTTATACTAAAACAAAATGACGTTTTAATTTGCGAAAAAGCATTTGATGCAGATATGTATACTCCCTTCACAAGATATTCAATCAACGTGAGAAATATTTTACCTGCAACAATTTCAAAACTACAAAAGGCATTGTCTCGAAGAAATTATAACACCGATATTGAGGTTGGTAGGGTTGATGCAACTGATGATAATTCAGCAGAATTGGTCTATGATTTGCTGGGCGAATACTATTCAGCAATCGAAGGATACCCGGATTGTATTAAGGAAGAACTAAAATACGATCCTCAGCCAATCCTTCAAGAATTTGAAGGAAGGACAATACGTGGAGTTCAATTTAAATTAGGTTTGTACCTCAACAATCATCCTATTGTTGAAAGAGAGTTTTACGTTGATGGGTTTAATCCATTGTCACGCTATTCTGGTGACATCGTTGATGTTGTTTTAGAAACGGTACGTGTAATATCAGAGCAGATAAGAGCTACCGATATAAAGAATATTTGGGATGATTATGAACTAATAAAACAAACTGGTTTATCAATCAATCAAATCCGTGAACTCCTACCACACGAAAGAAAAATTCTGATCAGTAGGCTTGATTAAGTAGCAAAGTGATTCATTGAATGAAGCTATGGTAAATTACTATGGTAATGGCTTTGTTTTAAATATACGAAATGTCTGAAATAATTGAAAATACACTTACTGCCTATTTAGGTGCTGAATTCCAACAAAGTTTAATGTGGCAAATATTGGTCGAACCAGAATTTGCTGAAAAGATCATTCCAGACTTAAGCGTTGATTATTTCGATGACCCTAATGTTAAAAGACTATTTATTATTATTCAAGAATACAATAAAGAGTTCGAAAAACCACCTAATTTATTAAATCGTAGTATTCAACATGCGATCAATAAATATAAAACCCCAAATAATGTTATTGAAGAAGAATCGCTATTTGCGATTATCGAAAGAATTCAATTGTGGAACGATAGAATTTTAAATAATAAAATTCCACATAATGGAAGTGCAATCCAAAAAGAAACAACTGGATTTGTTAAGCAACAAGAATATCGTAAATTAGGGGAGTTTATATTAAATAAAACACGTACTGGTGAAATAAGACAAAAAGAAATCCTCGGTACTATTGAAGAGAAAATCAATAAGATTAGTCGTATTGGTGATACTGAAGATATGGGTAGCGAAGTTATTGAGGGCATAGAACATGCACTGAGAAAGGAATTTCGTGAAACCATTCCAACGGGCGTAATTGTTATTGATGAATTAACTGGTGGCGGATTAGGTAAGGGAGAAATTGGTTTAATTCTAACCCCCAGTGGTGTTGGTAAAACAACCATGTTAACTAAGGTTGCTAACACAGGCTATGAAATCGGCAAAAACGTATTACAGATCATTTTTGAAGACACCGAAGACCAAATTAAACGTAAACATTATGGTATTTGGTCAAAAATACCATTAAGTGAAATCGATGATAGGCGAGAAGAAGTTGCCGAAAGAGTCTACGGAAAAATAAAAACGATTGATGGTGGAAAACTAATCATTAAAAAGTTTTCGCAAGAAAACACAACAATGATCGACATTCGTAATTGGATTATTCGTTACGAAAAGAAGCATGGCTATAAATTTGATCTAATAGTACTTGACTATTTGGATTGCTTAGAATCACATAAAAAGGTTGTAGATAGAAATGAGGCTGAATTAATTATAGTAAAATCATTTTTGGCTTTAGCTGCAGATTTTGATGTGCCTTGTTGGTCGGCACTACAGAGTAATCGTTCTGGATTTGGTTCTGAATTAATTGCAGTGAATCAGACTGGTGGTAACGTAAAGAGAATACAAAAAGCACACTTTTTTATGTCGATTGCTAAACCACCTGATATGAAAGAAGCTGACTTAGCAAATGTTGCTATCCTTAAAGCGAGGTTTGCAAAAGACGGTCAAGTATTCAAAAGTAGTATATTTAATAATGATACCCTAGAAATTACGCTTAATGATGAAGAGTATGGGTTTAGATATAGTAGGGGAATACCAAAAGTAACACAAAAGAGGCTGGATGACTTTAATGAATTGAAGCCAAATCCACTATTCGATGATATGGCAGGTAAGTTTGCTGAAATGAGCAAAAAATCGGTTCAGAGCGACATACATGTAGCAATTAGTCAAAGTCCGGTAATGCCAATACCGCAATTAAGCGAATTGAGAAAAGATTTGCCAACATCATCACAAAATGATGGTATAAATGAGGGGGTAAATGATGGTGTAAATGAGAGAATAGAAATGCCTCTACTGCGTAACATTGTTGCTTTAAGTAGTGATGCAATGGATGATACCGTGTGTGACGTTATTAATGGGGGAACAAGTGAGGGAGCAAATGAGGGAATAAAATTACCAATTAAATTTCTTCCAATCACAAATAATATGGAAGTATTGGACACAAACACAAATATCTCAGATGTTGAAAATGCCCTAATTGACCCAGACGAACTCGAAAACAACGATAATGAAATGAAAAAAACACTAAATAAATTAGCTGATAATCAAAGAGTTATAAAAAAAGATTGAAAAATCTCTTAATTTTTGTAACATTTTTGCTTTTATTACGTATTTATAGTTCCAATCAGTTTTTAAATCTTTTTTCATAAAAGACTTGCAATATCAAAAAAACGGTTGTACTTTTGCAGAATCGTTCTTTAAAATAAGATTAAAGCATAAAAGGAAACTGTAGGTTATTTCAGTAATATAGCTCAGTCGGTTAGAGCATTTGTATCCTAAACAAAATGTCTGTGGTTCAAACCCACAAATTACAACAAACAATAACAAACAAATTATCCTTTTTAAAATATATTGCGGGATAGAGTAGTGGACTAACTCACTGGCTTCATAACCCAACATGACTCAGAAGGTCATCATCCGTCCGAATCGGATTCCCGCTACTAATTAAAAACATTGCGGGATAGAGCAGAGGTAGCTCGTTTGGCTCATAACCAAAAGGTCGTTGGTTCGAATCCCACTCCCGCTACAAAAGAAGAACTGATAGTGTTTTCAGTAAAATATGACGAAAAATCAAAAATTACAAAAACGACACTAACAAAATTCTTCAAACTTATTGAGCTTAATTATCGTAATTAAGTGTATGACACATAGAGAAAACTGAAGGTATTTACAGTATAATCACAGGTTCGAATCCTGTTTTCCCCACAAACTTTAAAAATAAATTGGGGAAATAGCCAAGCGGTAAAGGCAGATTCATTCAAGAATTGACACAAAAACAAAAAATACATTTAACCTATTCTCTAGTTATTTAAAAATGAGCGACAATAAATCGCTCATTTTTTTTCTCCCTTTTGTAACATTTTTAAAAATAATACGTATAAGCACATTACTAATTACTAAACAACAGTACTTTTATGGAAAATCTCGTTTTAGCAAATACCAATCTTGAACCAATTAAGGTAAGTTTAATTGAAGGTCTTACTATTTCAAGTGGAGCAAAATCATCTGCAACATATTATCATAGTAAGGAAGATCAAATGGCTGCAATAAAAAGTCAGATAGAGAAAATGTATGGTGTCTCTAAGGAGCTTCCATTAATTGTTGCAACCCAAAAGGGAGCTACTGGATTTTTTGTTTCGGAAGTATTGCTGAATGAATTCAAACACACCAATAATGGTGGAGCATGTAATATAATTAATCCGATCGACTGGTACGATAATCGTTTAGGAGATAAGGCAATTTTAACTGCACTACATAATCTTGGAGAAAATGGAATTCCTTATGTTTTACGTTTATTCATAAAAATGAAAAACGAACATATTAATAATGAACGTGCAAGGAAGATTATGCTTGGGTATATCTGGGGACAGTCAAATCTTGAGTTTTATGCTTTGAAATATCGTAATAAAATTTCAGAAATATTGAAGCATATCTATGGTGTTAAGAAAACATCCATATTAATTTCAATTGCGTTAAAACAAGACAATTCTTCATCATTGGTTAGTGTTATTAGAGGAACTAATAATGAAATGGGAATATTGAGCGAGAATATATTCAAATATTCGAACGAAGAAGCAACGAAGGTACTAAAACTATTGCTGTTTCTTTTTAAGAAAGATTCTCACGTTTCATATAATCCAGATATGTTTCCAATATTGAGTGCATATGTAAATGCTAAGACTGACATTACTAACATAAAATTAGTGCCGGAAGAAGTGTTATTAGGACTGATTTCATCACCTAAGCATCCACAAAATGCTACAATGTGGTCAACTAAAGAACAACGTCAAGCAACTAAGGCGTTAATAAGAACTAATGTTACTGTTACCTCAATTAATCAGCAAGTTCGTCAGACTAAATCTACGGCGAAACTCGGTGTGGAGAAAACGGTTAATGTTAGCGATGCAACTGATTTTCTTGCGCTATATAAGACAGGTTATGAAAATGGTTTTACGCCAGAGCTAAATAGTGCAATTAATGTATTGGGTGAAAAAAAGAAAATTAATGGATTTCCATATGCAAATATTGGAATCATTATAGATGGAAGTGTTTCGATGACTGGAAATCAAATCGAGTCGAAAAATACGCCAAAAGCTATTGTCGATTATACTGCATTAATATTACAAAAATCAGCAACAACAAGCTTTACGGTAAAAACGAGTGGTGAAATGACTGATTTAGCTTCAGCATTTGTTGAACTATTAAAGTCGGAAGTTGATGAATATGATGCGATTTTCATTTTAACTGATGGGTATGAAAACTCGTACGATGGTTTAATGGATGAAGTACTAACTATTTTCAATAGCGAAAGTGGTAGAAATGTGCCAGTGTTTCAAATTTCACCAATAACTGGTGCTGAAATGAATGCAAATGTGAGGAAACTAGGAAAGACTGTAGTTAGTATGGCTGTTAATAATCCTTCAGCAATAATGCCACAAATTAACGCAAGACTTCTTGAGATCGATACTAAACTTTGGTTGAAAAATCAAATACTAGTATTAGAGGAATCACATATTGCAAGAACAAAAATTAGTGTAAATAATTAATAATTAGAGTATATGAACACAAGAGAATTTTCAGAATTACTTAAGGGTTGTCGTCCGGTAAAAGATTTAACTGGTAATGTCGTGGTACAATCTATTATGAATATGCAGATTGTTTGTTTAACTACAGACCCTGAATTTTCTTTAGATGAACGATTCGCCAATCCATTAACTTCGCTTGTTGCAAGTAATAGCAACTATGGACAGATAACGTTTACTAATAAGGATGATAAAGAAGTTATTGTTCCTACCCAAATAGCTGTTATTACCAAGCAAGCAGCACAGAATCACGGTATGATTAAAGCCGGATATGTTGGGTCAAAAAAGGTGGTTATGTTTGATGATGCAGCTTGTGTTCAAGGGAGTCAATGTGGTGTATTTCAAGGAAGTCAGGAATATAGGATGATACCGATTAGTATTCGTGAAATGGCATATGATACCATTGGTCGGGGTCATGATCATAGTAGAATGTATCCTGCAGTTAGGAAATTAGGAGTAATAACAGATTCTCAAACGACCGAATACATTGATAAGTATTACAGTAAATATGATACAAAACTCGAACAATTTATTGCGCATTTTGAGCGTCCTAAAAGACTTATTGGTATTGTCGTACTTATTGATGGTGAAATTATTGCCATAGATAAATTTCCATCATTTAGTTACGCAGAACAGGTATGGGACTTAATGATTCGTGATTGTTATGGTTCTCTTGCAATTATTTCTGAATTAAAAAACAGAACATCAAAAACTATATTCACAGATGCGTTTAATTCATTAAAAACGAGCAATAAAACCTTGGTTGATCGCTTAGATGAAGCACTTAAGAAAACGAAAGAAACCATAACTACAAGCGTTACTGATAGAATTCAGGAAATACTCGATATGACATTCGATGCAAAAATCGATGAAATTGGTAATCCTTCTGCCAATAGTAGTGGTATTAAAAGTTATACCTTAAAGAACGAGGGATATATTGGTCAAGTACTATGTGAAACCGAGTATAATCATTTGGTTTCGATAGTAAGAAAAGAAGCTTTTGACGCCAATGCTCTTAGAGTAGTAAATCTAATGAGAGAAAAGGCACGAAGACAAGATAGATTCACAATATAAAAGACCTTTCCCCCCTTTCCCCCAATAGGAGAAATCTTATTGGGGGTTTGTTATTATTACATATTCTCATGTATTTATAGTAGTAAATATCGGTTTAAGTGACCGATATTTTTTAACTCGCTGAACGGTCGGTTAGTTAGACATAATTTAAACTATAAAACACATCAATATGAGCTTCTTTTCAAGACCATCATTAGAAGACCTTCAATTTAAACAATTAGTGGGTAGTACGTTGACCTTATCAGGTCAAACAAAGATAGCCAAAACAACTGGTTTGACATTAAGTAACGGTGCTGGTAGTTATGTCCCAATAATTTTAACTGGGGGGACTAGTGGTGAAACATTAACATATATTAATGGTCAAGTGGTCTTCAGAGCACCAAATATCTCAACTACACCAATATTTAATACGTGCAGACCCACGACTAGAGTCGGAATTCCAACAGTTGATGTCGGGGGGGTTTGTTCAGTACAAAATTTCCTTGAAGGCTATTTCTTTCCATCGGTAGTTCCTAGTTCAAGTATTAGTATCGTCACAGGGGGCAATATAAGAGAGTATGGCGACTGTTCTGTAGGTAACCTGTGTTGGAGTGTGGTTAGGAATACGATGCCTATAAGTGACATTAAATTGAGTATAGATGGCAGTGGTGCTTTTAATAGTATCGTAATTCCTAACGGTGGAAGTCAAAATGGATTAACTGGCTATAGCTATTCGTTTAGTTGTGCAGCACCGGGAAGTGGGGTTACATCAACGTCAGTTAATTTTAAGGTATGTGCTAATACGTGTATAAACGAACCAACATCTGGAGCAACTGCAATTATTTGGAGTAATAAAAATTTTTATTTTAAAGACCCAGTGTTATTGACTCAATATACTGTTGGTGCTGTTCTTAGTGCAACAACAGGTCATTTATCTACTACTATAGCATTAAGCACTGGGATGACGTTTAATAATGAATTTTTCTACTACGCATATCCTAAAGTATATGGAACGCCAACATTTACAATAGACGGTTTTTCGAACAATGCTTGGGGAAATATAGGTTCGGGAACACTATTCACAACAACGTTTGTGAATACGAAAGGCTATGCTAATAAATATTATGTTGCTAGATCGGATAATAGAATTAGTGGGACATTTAATATATGTATATCATAACAATAGATAAGAAAATAAAAAATTATGGCATATTTTGCAGGGACACTAATCCCATCACCAATAGTAAAAGGATCATCAGGAAATACCTATGGAACACACCACTCAGTTTTGGGTATTGGTGGGTTTATGGAAGTTAGAACAGTTGCGGATAGAAATGCAATACCTGTTGACATATATAATGACGTATATTTTGATGGTTTATCTTCAGGACAACGAAGACTGGGAATGTTAGTACATGTGTATGAAGATAATGTTGTTTATCATCTACAACCACCAGTAGCATATAGCATATGGAGCGGATATACATCGGGGCAGAAAATAAGTGCTTTGGCAGATAATAATAATTGGGTGTCGTTCTTTAGCTCAAGTAGTTTAACTGCGGCAGGTGAATGTATTTCAAAAACATTTACTCAGTTAACTCATGGGTTTATTAAGGGTAGTGTTATTGGATATAATAAATCAATTGGATTATTTCAAAAATCCACAATAAGCAATGCGAGTACATTCGAACCATTAGGAATTGTAAGTGAAATTATTAATGCTAATAGTTTTACGTTAACGTTTAGTGGTTATATTGACACTACGAGCATAACTGACTATGTAAGTACTGCATTAAGTGCAGGTACTGTATATTACATTTCAAATATTGCTGGCAAATTATCAGCAATCTCACCAACAGGACTATATGATATATCGAAACCAATGCTAGCTACTCTTAGTGGCGGCACTAAAGGCATTGTGTTACAATATAGAGGTAAGAGAAAATTCGATGATGGGGTTAGTTATTCAGTTTTTAATCCATATAGTGCCAATACTCAAACGTTTTTGGATAAAACAATAACAGGAGCAACGAATATTGGCTACTTTACTGGGTATACTGGTCAACAAAGACTTGGAATTGATGCATATGGAAGTACTAATGACGGAAATTATGTCTCTTTATATAATTATTATTATCGTGATACTAATGGAATAATCAGAATCGGAGCACCTGAAAGCGGCATTAAAAGACGTGGATTTTTAAGAAATACGCTTCCGGCAAAATCTTGGGTTTGGAACACATATACTGGTAATAGTAATCATGTTGGATGGATAATTGTTGATGGTAATATTTCAGAAAGTGTTGGCTTAGGATTAAGTGGAATAACATACACCAACACACCATATAATCAAGTAACATTCACGCATGGAGTATATTATAATAACGGTGGAGACTTAGTTTTTCAAGTAACAGGTAGTACAACTACAGGAACAACATATTTAAGTGGTGGTCCTATTTTTTCGAATAAATCAAATAGTAATTTAAATTTAAGAACGATTTTAAGCAAAAATGAAGAATTTATAAAAGTAACGCACGACGATAATTTTATTTATATCTCAGGTGCAACCCAAAGTAATGCAATTACAACAGCAAATAATGGCTTAACTAAAGTTGGACAAACAGTTTCATTGGGTGGTGATCTAATTGGAAGCGGGACTACGTTAATCAAAGATACTTATGGAATTGGCGTAAAATATAGTGATGATTATAAAACAACATTCGTTGACCGTTCATTGGTTGATAAGGGATATGTTGATTATAAGGTTAACACAGGAAACTATATAAATGTTACTGGAACTAGTTATTTTGTAACTCAGAGCGACAATAATGTTGGTGGTAGAAGCACTCCAAGTGGATGTACAATATTTTTACCCCCATCGCCATATTTGTCTCATAAGGTAGTTGTTTTTGATAAAGATGGAATTGCTGGCGCAGCACCGAATAATAATATTACTGTGAATGGAAACGGTAAATTAATTTTGGATTGGAATGTCGCAGCAATAAACACTAATTTTGGCTCAATAACGTTTCTATATAATGGAACATTTTGGAATGTTATTGCATTTACAGCATCACCATCATATTCGTTTTAAAATATAAACATGTCAGTAAACAAATTTGAAACAAAACTAGATTTATCCAACAAAGGATTTAATCAAAAACCCGGTAAGGATTTAAGACTTTCAGGTAATACTATTATTGAAAATGGTGCAAGTATTAAGTATGCTTCAAATTTAAGTGGAACATATACACTAAGGTCTGTTGTTGATAAAGAATATGTCGATACAGAAATTGCTGCGATAGGTATGCTAAGCGGAATAACAACAAATGCACTTAATGTTGGTGCTGGATATGGGTTATATAAAGTGAAAAGTGGAAATACGTTGCAATTCTATGGATTGTTGGGAAGTGGATCGACAACACTTAGTCGAGTTGGAAATGATGTTGTAGTATATTCAACATCATTAACATTGGGCGAAACTTCAACAACCGCATATCGGGGGGATAGAGGGAAAATGGCGTTTAATTATTCCCAAATACATCATTTACCACTAAGTGGTGGAACGATGTGTAATATGAATCTAGTTACTCAATTGAATGCTGATTTATTAGACGGTTTTCATGGGTCTTCGTATATAAGACAATTTACTGGACTAACAACTAATTTTGCACCAAAATGGAATGGTAGTAAGTTAATTAATAGTCTATATTCTGACTATCCCGATTTAAGTATTTCGATTGGTCAATATAATACTGTTCAAGACCAATTTAGTTTAGGTATAGGCGGAACTAATACTGTTATTTGTAGTTCAGTTGGTATTGGTCAAAATAATGATTTAGAGGGGTATAGTAATATAGGAATAGGCAATGGTAATAGTACGTTTAGTAATTTCAATATTTTATTCGGATTCGATAATGTTGCAAATAACGATAAACAAATAATTATTGGGAGTTCTAATACGGCTTCTGGATGTGGAGATATTGTAATCGGATGTTATGGTTCTGTTGCAAGTACTTTAAGCCCCTCAATGATGGTTAATTTGGGAAAATATACTGGAGATACTCTTACGCAAAATAACACACTTTCTTTATTAGGTGCTGGTGATGGTTCAACAGCATTTTTCGTGGGTATTGGCACAACAACACCTGCATATCCACTTAGCGTTGTTGGTGTAATTCAGACAAATGAAAAAGTAGTTGCAAACACTATTTACACTGGCAACGGTGAAATGACAATTGATACAACTAATGAAGGTGGTATTTATTCGCTTAGTGCAGATCAACTTATTGCGGTAATGAACACAGTTGCTGGAAGCGATATTTATCATTATGCTAATGATGCAATTAAATATTGTGACTTAAAATCTGGAATGTTTGTTACTGGTGGAATTGCCTCGACAAGCCAAATTAGTGGCTCAACATTTAAAAGCACAGTAGTTACAGGAACTGCGCCAATTTCTCTTCAAAGTACGACATTAAACACGAATCTTAACGCCGATTTATTGGATGGTTGTCATGCTTCTTCCTTTTTACTTAAATCAGATAATTTGGGATGGTCTAATTTAAGTAATGGTAGTACGGTGGCTGGTTGTGGGACTCTGGCGAGCGGTTCTAGTATTTGTCAGAATACGGTATTTGGTGTAAATGCATTAAATTCATTAACATCAGGAATTGGAAATGTTGGGGTTGGTTATGGTGCATTATCTGCAAACACGACTGGAAGTT